AATATGCGGCCAGATATGTCGGTCATCTTTTGTTCCCTTTCGTTGTCCAGCAAGACTAAATGGTTGGCATGGATAGCCGGCTGTTAATATGTCTATTGGTTCAACAGCAGACCAGTCGATCTTGCTTATATCGCCATGATTTAAGTAACCGAAGTTTTCCTCAATTAACTCAGATGCGTACTTGTCGTATTCAGCGCACCAGACTGTGTAAGCGCCAAAATAAGCCTCTACCGCCATGTCTAGACCACCGTAGCCGGTGCAAAGTGATCCCACCTTCATCGGTTATCCGTACTGTAAAAGCCTGAGCCTTTGAAGGCTATGCCAATAGATGAATATATTTTGCGCATAGGTTCATGGCAGAACCCACACTCAACATCGTGAGGCTCGTTAATAGATAGTTCCTTCTCGTAACGCAGGTTAGCCTCACATAGATCGTTCGTACATTCGAACTCGTATATAGGCATTATTCAGTTACTCCATGAACGCTTCTAAGATGATCTGTCATAAGTCTATTGACTCCTACTTGTCCACCTAAGTAGTCATAAGCGCCTATTAATGAATAGCCGCAATAACAGGTGTGCATAATCTCAGGTAGTTTGTTTGGGTCTTTATCCATTACTGATCCTCACATGACTTGCAATAGCCGGCAACAGTCCATTCACCGCAGCCGTTACATCTGATTATGTCTGAGTCCTGAACTACATCTTTTCGCTTGTTATATCCTGCCTCTAGGAGTAACTCCACCAGATCGCCAAGACGAAGCATCGCAACATATTCCTCAGCGTTTTCGCCTTGACCATTGAGCCTAAAGCAAGCGAACCCCAATAAGCCGCTCTTGGCTGTTCTAGTTTCGATCTGGCGGAGTGTTCCCTTTACATCGAGGCCTGTTCGCGCTTTCGTCTCACAGTCGAACGGAACATTGAGAATGTCACGCCCAGAACCTCGACCAACCACAGCGCCTTCCCACCAGCGCCGTAGATACTCTGCTACCACGCGCTCGGTGCGAAAGCCCCGATGCTTACGGCTTTGACTCATTGACCGCGTGGCACTTCTTGCATGACCATGTAATCGCAGTACCGGCGATCCAGAACGCTAGTTCCTCGCGTGGTACAGGCTCATTACATAGATGACAAATAATCCTCACCTGCATAGCGCTGATCAGTTCTGCGTGTTTAGCCTTTTCAGCCAATACATCATCGGGTGGGAAGTTCTCCCATTCACCGTCTTGGTTCATAAACTGTAGGCTGCTCATTGTCCTTCACGCACCTTCCAAGTACCGTCAGGCGCTAAGTTGTACCAAAGTACATCTTTACATGCAAAGCAACTAAAGTTCGCCCAAGGCTTGTTCGTCTTATTGCTTACGCCTGTTTTCCATGTCATAGGCTTATGGTCATGACAGTTGCGACATAGTGGAATGTCTTTGTCGATTTTAACTCCACCTAATACTTCTTTGACCAGATCCACAGCCTCGGCTGCTGTAGGCGATGGGTGGACTTCCTTTGTAATCCAAGGATCGTCCTCTTTCTCGACTGTAATCTTATCTGCTAACTTCTCAGCGAACGGCTTAACTACCGGCTTAGCGTTGAGACGGTTGACCTTCTCCATGTCCTCGCGGCTACTGCGTTGATCATCGCCCAGCAATAGTGAGCAAACACGCCCATAACTGCTCGTTATACAGTTTTCTACCCAGAAGTCGCGGTTCACGCCCTTCTCGGATCTAAACTCATAAGCGCCGTCAACTGCTGCTGGGTGTTCGTCTTTGCTATCTCGATAGATTTCAGTAATTACCCAGACGAAGCCCTGAGCATGGTTAACTTCGATCGAGCGAATGTTGAAGCGACACATCGGGTAGTTGTCATGCACTTCTTTGATCTTTTGTGCTGCCGTCTTATATTCCTCAGGATTAAACATTTATCCACTTCCTATCTATGCAAATATGTATCGTATGGTGCATGAATGACATAGATATTCTTAGGGTTTTGTAATACCAACTAGCACCCAGATCTACCCCAAGGGCAATTTCCTTTTCATGTTTATCAAGCGTTATTTTCCACATGTAATCAGACATAGAGTTCATTCTCCTGAGTGTGTAGAGTGCCGGCTATTGCGGCATATGCGGCCATGTCCACATAGGTGTCAACGGAAGCCGACTCCATACTTCTTGCAAGTTTGACCAATACCATAATTCCTGCGACTTGATAATCGTGGATCGGCATGTCGAGATATGCGCTGAGTAGTCGTGCGGTGCGCTGCATGTTGTCACTAGGGTGGCCGTATTGCAGACCACGATCTTGAATGACTGCTTTTGCTTCAGTAAGGAAGTCACCGGCCTTCATGCTCTCACCTTGTTGGCTTGCTCGATCTGTTGACGAACTGCGGTTCGACCGTCTGTGTAACCAGCATTAACCCCAAGTGTATAAAACCACACGCAACTGGCAAACCAACCAAGCATTAGGAATGCAATTTCATAAATATTCATTATGCAACCGCCTGTGGTAACAACCGTATCAAACGACCCCATGTAGCAAGTGCTTCATTTTTATCCTTGAACATATTTGCATTAACCGCTAATTCGTATGCTTCTTGAACTGTCTTTGCTTGAGGAAAGGTTTTTACAACCAATAATGCTTTATTTTTTGCTGCTTCGATACCATTCATTTTATTTGCCCTTTCGTATCCGCGAGAGTTTCTCGCTTCCACATAGAGAACAATACGCCCGATCTATGACTTGTCTAGGACATTTAGATAACGAAACGGTAACAATTCTCCGTTATCCATGGCATCGTCTATGGTGCGGCGGATATCGTTATCTAGATCGTCCATACCGGCGGCCATGCACTACGAAAGTGCCGTCTTTCTCAAGGTTTATGAGAGTCACCTGAGTGTCCTCAACGATGATAAAAGCCTGCTGCCAGTTAGCAGTTCCCTTTGTGTAGGAAGCCTTGCGGATATCCATTAAGTGACCGCCCTCTACGCCTCGCAGAATACGCCCTAATTTGCCCCCTGAAGCCTCTGTGAAGGCCGATACCCCTGCTCTGTGTGTGTGACCACAAACCACGCTGATCCCATGCCTACGAGCCGCTCCAAGGGCTGTGAGGCCTGCATTAGAGTTAATAGCCTGTTCGTCTCCATGGACTGCTACCCAGCCCTTAGCAAAGGCGTACGGCTTCTTATGATAGGTAATACCTAGTTCGTCTAAACGCATGAACCTTTCAAAGCGTAACTCAGGCAAAGCCAAGAACGCTGGGATCTTTTTCATGATGACATTGTAAAGACGGTCTGTGTGGTTACTGCGGATCATATGCGCTTCTTTGGCGTGTTCGGTCAAAGACCAAAGAACCTCAACCGCTTGATCGCGGTCATCGGCTAGTGTTTGTTCGTACCAGCCTGCTGTTCCTTCTGTCCACCGGCTGATCTGTGGTAAGTCGATTTCGTCTCCCAGAGTAAGAACGCTATCTGGGCGGTATGCCTTAATAAAAGATGCAACATTCCTGACAGCAACTTCATCGTGATATGGAACCTGAAGATCGGGGCAGATCACTTGCCGAAACATAGCCATGTTTAATCCTCGTCATCGTCATCGTCATAAGGAATACGGTCGGGAAGTTGCGGAAGCCAATTAGGTGCAGGAAGGATCGTGGCAGGATAAGTCAAAGGTTCTAGAAGTATTGCTAGTGATAATTCTACAGTAAAGCCCGCTCGTCTTAACGATTTGTAATACTCGTTTAGTCCGATGCAGTACTGATCGAGCATAGAGTAAGCCTCTAAGTCGATAGCCTTCTTGCGTGCCATGCTTTTATTGTCTCTTACCTAGTAATTCAAGAATGGTATCGACACGCGCTTCTAAGCGGTTAACTTGATCTTTAATAGATGACCCGCTATTGGGCTTCAATTCCGTTAAATAGTGCTTCACTAGGAACTGGAGCATCGCAGTTACACCACCCAGCACCGTCACGATCGCTACTGCAATAGCAGCGTAGTCTGTAGCGTTCATCGTTTGGGCGTGGCATAGCCAAAGACACCAGCAAGAACAGCCCAAAGGATCGAGCGATAATCTGCTGCGAAGTTAGATGCTGCCCAAGCCGATAAGAATGCACCGGCGGTGAGTACATAAGGATTTTTCATATTCATTGGCTTCCCCCTAGTAACGGAACATTAAAGAACGAATTGTCTTGATCGCCTTTGCGAGAAAAAGAACAGTGGAGATGAGAACGGTGCTGGTTAATCCCTTTATATTTTCTCCAACGCCAGAAACTCTTAGCGCTGGCGATTTTGCCGTCAAAGATAAGATATGCAATTCGGCGATCAGTCTTTGCCAAGATACGAAGTTGATCTGCCACATAGGGCATGACATCGGGCTTGGGTTTGCCGGATAGATCGCGGTCAATGTCAATGGCACGAACCCAGCCCTGCTCATCTGGATTATGGTCAGACTTACGAGTTGAGTGCTTACTATCGCCGAGCCAGCCGTCTGAGGAACGCAGACGATCGCTGTAGGCATCGTCAAATTGCTCTCTCAGTTGAATACCGGCTTTGCATAATTTTGGCTTCATGCAAGCAAAGTAGCCAATTCATCTGCACTTAATCCTAAGCGCTCTGCAATAGCAGCCTTAGCCGCTTCTTTATCTGCCAACGCTTTATCTTGCGCAGCGTTAATTGCTAAAGAGTCCTGATAGTGAGCGTATTCGGGATCAGTCATCTCGCGTTCAACGATTTCATTAGTTTCAGTATTGTGGATCTGGATCATTGGCTTTGGCATTATTTAACTCCGTAGATTTTGACTGTTCCTGCTGTGAATGATGAACCTGCAACGAAATCAAGTTGAGTAATTGCAGAAGTAGTCTTAATACGACCGCGAGTGTGAACGATCTGCTTTGATGAGTCTGAACCAATAAAGCCGCCCCAATAATCGAATGGCTTGCCGCCGTTAGTCGTGGCTGCATAATTAGCAATAGTTAAACGATATGCGTTATCTGTGCTAGATGAAAGAGGCCCAGCGATGTTATTAAGCAAGCGAAGTTGACCATCATTTAACTGCTGCAGAGTAGTACCGCCGCGAACGACATCTGTAATTCCAGCATTTCCGTTAGGGTTTAAGTTGTAATCAGTATTGCTTGAATTGGTTACGCCATAGATATCAATTACTAGGTCTGTGTAACTTCCTGAAATGCCGGTAATCGAAGTAGTAGTTCCTGAAAGGGTCGTTGTAGATAGCAAGGTCATGCCACCGCTTGCAGCAGTAGCCCAAGCAACGCCTGTAGCGGCTGTGGAGTCTGCTGTTAAAACTTGTCCGTTAGTACCAACTGGAACACGAGCATTAGTGGTTGAGTATCCGTAAAGATCGCCCTTAGTGGTCAAAGGTGAGGCAGATCCGCCTATTGTTACCCAAGCGCTGCCTGAATAATACTGGGTAGCATCTGTGTCTTTGAGATAAGAGATCATGCCTTCTGCCAGTACGCCAGCCAAAGCCGTAGTTCTTGCTGCCGCATCGTCAAAGACCATAACGGTCTGTTCCTGTAGGTAATTATTTACCTGAGCAGCAGTAAGGATATCTCCTGTTGCGTATAGTTTGTAACCTGCACCTGCCATGTTTTTCTCCTAATACGCCAAGACGGACGAGCCAATTATACCCTGAACATTGCTGTTAAGCGTGAACCCATCAGTAATTGGCTCAAGAGTAGTGACAGTAACTTGCATCTGGTTTGGCGTGATATTCCAGTCAAGTCCTTGGCATTGTAAAGTTTTGACGATCGTTGAACCGTCAGGTTGGATATTTGTTATTTTTAGAGGTTGGAAGTATTCGAGACCTAATACAGTTGCAGTCGGAACAGCAGGATCTAGAAGGTCTACAGTCATGGCATCTATGCGGATCGTAGTCTCGGCTCTAGTTGCTACATAGATCCTCGCAACATTCAAAGCATCTGCATCGGTCTGCATAATCAGGTTAGCCTCGTTACTCTGATGCGAGAAGTATTTAATAATAGAGGCTGCGTTCTCGGCTATCTGCTGAGTTCCACCAACGCGGGTCATGCCAGCAGAGTTAATAATTAACTTATCATCGAAGGCAAAGACTAGTTTTTTATAGGGAATGCCACCAGACTGATTAAACTCAATAGGGGTGTCGCTGGCAGAAGCAATTACATTAGAACGGTTCTTGAATACTGCTGTTCCAGATGAGTCAATGTAGAACGCGCCCTGCTCAGAGAAGGCAGCGTTAAGAAGCGCATCGAGGGAAGTTCTAGGGTTGCCCGCATCTGCTACGCAAAGCGTTTCCCCTGTGTCTGTGCTTCTCATATTGGCCGGAAAGTTCACTTGATCTAATATCTTAGTAACGCGAGCGCCTGTGTCCTGACCTGCAACCCCGCCGGTAACTGTGCTTAAAGTTGCTTGCTGCATGAGACGGAAAGCATCGTTGCAGATAATATCTACATAGCCTGTCTCCTGCCCTGTCGGATAGGTGTAACGATACTCAGTCGTATAGCCTGAGTAAAGGAAGTAGGTAGTGCCGCCAAAGGTTGCAGATACTCGCAACTTGCGAAGCGGAGTGAGAAAGCCAAAATAAGGTGAGGCTGGGTTCTGCGGGTTAAAATAGGATAAGGGATCAAGAACTCGAACCGTTGCCTGTCCTGCTTCATATTGGTCGCGCATGATGTTGCGACCTCGGCGAATGCTAATCGAATAAACATCTGGCGTTAAGTCAATTACTGGCTCTGGAACTTCCGAACCCGCTAGTGTGCCAGTTCCTAAAAGTCCATACTTGGCATCGTTCAGGGTTAGCGGATAGCCGAAGGTCGCTCCGCTAGAGAAGTCGAACGAGACGGTTATCTGCGCTGGGAGTGCCATTATCTAAACTGACTCTCTAGTCTTTCAAGTTGAATAATCTTGTTTGATAGATAATTGTTGGTCTGAACCTTAGTAATTGCTCCAGCCATTTCCTGACCGTCTAGAGTTACAACTACGGTTACATCTGGAGCGCTGTTCTGTCCATAATCAAAGTTGCCTTGCGGGCCAGTCTCAAGCGGATAAATACCTTGAGGGTTACCCGCAACACTAGAAGGAACATTCATTGAAGGAGCGGAAGGTTGTATTCCAGCAATGGATCTAACTTGCGCCTCAAGCATGTCTAAATAAGATTTCCAACCTGTGAATGGGTTTCTAGCATCTGGAAGGCTTGCAAGATAGGCTGTTAGTTGCTGTGATAGTCCTTGAGACTTGGCAAGTTCTCCAGCGAGTTTAGAAGCCTCTGAAGTATTGCCAGTAAGGATCGCCAGTTGTAGTTCTAGGCGCTTGCGTTCCTCATCTGTAACCTGACCTTTGAGCGCGGCGATGATGCTTATCTGTTGAATATCAAACAAAGTTCCAGCCTTTTGCAAGGCTGTTTGTTCTTTGATCGCCTTGGTTTGCTCTTTAGTTGTCTTGAGCAAAGCATCGCGGTTCTTTTTCGCCGCTTTGTCGGCTGCCGCCTTTTGCAATTCTGCTCTAATTGCTGGAGTGATACCCGAAGTGTCTTTGCCTCGGTTCATCTCTGCTTCGCCTATTGCACGAAACGCGCCAAAGTCTCCACGAAGCAAAGCCGCGATTTGACCAGCGCCCACACCCATACGGCGCACGAAAGTGGCAAGGGCAGTTGAAGTCTTTTCAATAAGGTTAAGAGTGTTAGTAAGTCCACCTTCTCCACCGCCGCCAAGGGCTGCGAGTGCATCGAGTAAGCCGCCGCCAATAATCTCCTGAGCATTATTAGCCGATACCGATAAACGCTGAAGCGCACCGGCATAGGTATCAACTGCAACGGTTGCCTGCCCACCGAATAGACCGTCAATTCGTGTCTGAACTTCCTCAAAGGACATAGCCTTGAGTTCAGCCTGAGTTAAACCTATGCCGTATTTAGCAAGGGATCTAGTCTGGCCTACATAAGCCTTGGAAAGATCGCCTGCGACCGAAACCACATCAGCCCCACTCGCCGCCGAAAGATCGAGTGCTGTGCGCAGTAACTGTTGGCTCTTAGCGACATCTCCAGTAGTAGTTAATAAACGCTGGAAGGCTGGGCGCAGTTGGTCATCGAGGATACCGAACTGCTTTTCAAGATCAGCAATAAAGTTCTTAACAGAAGGATCTGCAAAGGCTAAGCCTAAGTTATCTAAAGACTGAGTTAATACTCTGGCCGCTTTGTCATCTTGAGCAAAGGCTTTAGCAGCGTTGAAACCTGCGCGGCCTAAACGCTGGACGGTGAATAAACCAACATAAGACTTAGCAAGTGTCTTAACCTGAGAGTTAAGGCTAAGGGTTGACTTAGCGGCATCTTGGAAGGCTTTCTTGCCAGAGAATACCGAAGCAATATCTATCTTTAGATCGGCCATTATTTCACCTTAGTCTTTGCTTTGAACTCAATAGCAGAACTGCCGATCGCTTTAACGATCGCTGCTGTGACTTTGCCCTGATCCTCTGCGAATGCTCTGAATATGGCGCGACCAGTCATCTTGCGAGTTGATCGGCCTGCTTGCCCTTGTTGTCTTGGTCGAGCGTTAACTAGTTCGCCTGTGGCATTAGCACGCGCTAGGAACTGCTTACCAGCGTTAGGGTTCAGAGACTTGTTATAGCCTCGGCCGTCCTCGCGGTAAGAAGCAGGTGTGAATTTAGTGCGCTGGAAGGTTGGCTGACCGTTAGGGTTCTTGCGGCCTGCTGTTTCGTAGATCGCTCCGCCGGCTGATGAGTTAATAATTCGCGCTAGAGATACGAAGCCTCGCTTGTTAGGCTTAGAAGGGCTGGTCGAGTATTTAACTCCGCGCTTGGCTTCTGCCTGATCGTACTTAGGGAACATGCGATACTTGGCAGTATCCGATGACGAAGCAGCAGAAGTCCAACCCGATAGCATGGCAGTATTAGACGGCATATAGCCGCGAGCCTTATTAGTAATAGGCTTAAGCGCGGCTGCCATTTGTTTAGTAGTTGCCTTGGCTAGATCAGGTTCAAACTCACGAAGGGCTTTGCGAAGTTTATCTGCGCCTTTTAGTTCGACTGGCATCGCTCTGCTCCTTTGCTCTGTCTTTCAGGGCTTGAAGTAAAGTCCTGAACATCGTGTGATCTAGTTCAATTAAAGTCTGTGGCGAGAGTCCTGTCTCTAGCGATAGTCTCGCTACGAGATAGGTGAAGGACTCTCGCGTTACTCCAAAGGGTCATCGTCTAGAACCTCAACTCGCGCCAAGGTATCTAGAAAAGACTCTCCGAAGGGCTTAACGGTCTCACCAGACCTACGGATCGCTTCCCAGCAAAGCCAATAAACATCGGTTTGCTTTTCATCATCTCTAAAGGCTTTGTGAAAGCCCTTCTTTGCATATTGCTCGAAGGCGTACTCGATCGCCGGAGTGATCTGGTACTCGTTAATGCTTCCGTCTGCCCTTGTTACCTTTAGTTTTGCCATGCTTTTGCCCCTTAGTTAGTTATTACGCTGTTGTGACTGCGATAGTACCGTTGACATTCCAAGTTACGGACTGAGTTGAAAGATCGCCAACTGCACCGTTAATAGGTGTGATGTTATTGACCAAGCAAGACATTGTGTAAAGTGGGTTAGTTGCGGCAGTTGCGCCTGAAGTCTGCTTAACTGTAACAGTAGTGCTAGTTCCCCATACTGTGTTCAAAGTCTGAAGTGTCTTAGAAGTTGCTTCATCATTAAAGAAGTCGATAGTGATAGACGATGCTTCCAAGCCCTTTACGAACTTGTGGCCTGAGTCTCCCATTGCTGTGACTTCTAGTTCATCGAATGAACGGTTGATAGTTACAGATGATACTAGAGATGATAGATCAACCGCATTAACAGTTAGAACTACACCATTGCTTAGATATACTGACATGTGGTTTATTCCTCATCTTTCTTGGTTGCTGGTTTTGGTGCTGCCGGAGCGGTCTGACCGATCTTGATCAGGAACGCTGCGTTGTCTTTTTCCCATTGTTCAAGGGTCATTTTAACTCCAACTCGTTAGGACTGAGACCTGCATTGAGCAGGTTAAAAGATCGCCTGATGCAGCATTGAGAACGCTAGGCGCGCTCACATCTCCTACATTATAGACGATAGAGGAAGCCGCTAGTTTGTTAAAGACTGCAACTAGTAGATCCTCAATTCCATTTAGGTTGCCCTCATTATCGAGAAGCGGCACGAATATATTTATATTAAAATTAGCAAGTGGCGCAACAGTATTGCGGCCATTATTAGTTGGTGTCAAATATGGGTCGGCCGGAGATAAAACCACGCTGTTAACTATCGGTGTGCTGGGCGGAAACGAAAATACAGAGTATTTAGTGTTATCGACTAGCGCGGCTGCAATAGTTGCGCGAAGGGTTGAGATCGCTGCCATGGTTAGCCAACCATGCTACGCGGATCGAGATATGGTGCGAGTAAGCCACGAACGCGAGCAAGCAAAGTGTTGCCCATTCGATAAGGGCTTGGAGCGTATCCGTCAACTGTAACGCCACCGCTTGAAGGCGCTTGGCGGCTTTGCCAGATGTCGATCGAGATCATGAGGCTTGCTTCTTGGATCGCTGGAACTGTTGAGTAATCTGTATAAGTAGTAGCAGCAACAGAACCATAAGGGTTAATTGGGTGATAAGTTTTAACCACATTAGCGGCGTGAGTTGTTGTAATTTCGATGCTTTTTTCACCTACGCCGTTAACGGTTTTGCTTCCGTTAAAATTACTACCGCAACCAGCAACAGTAACTTGCTGACCTACATAAAATACATCTTGAACATAATCATTAAAGTAAAGAACGCCGGCTGTACCGTTGTTGCTGTGCGCTATTGCTGGAGTCGAGTTAGCCCATAGAAAAGGGATCAACACATTGTCTGCTGCATCGCATACTGACTGCAAAGTGGCATCTGCGTAGAGTGTGCCAACGCCAAGAGCGCTGCGAAGTTCTGCAACTGTTGTATAAGACATTTGATCTCCTTTCTAAAGACTGGTGGGGTAAAAGGGCATTACCCCACCAGCGACTTAGTTTGCTGCGATTAAGCAGTCATGTTGAAGCGGCGTACGCCCTTGCCAGATTTGCCGACATAAATTGCAAGATAACCATAAAGTGCAATTTCCAACTCGCCTGTGGTCAAGACATTAAGGCGAAGTTGTGTCTGTGGGCTTTCCCAGCAAT